TAGCTGTGTAATTTGATGTAAACTATGTCTATGAGTCTTAACCCAAAGAGCACCAGGAACTTCCAAATGAGCTCCTCCAGTTGGTATTCCAGCCAAAATATATCTACCTGCTTGAAATCTATCCGCATTTACAACAAGCTTTAGAACGATAGTATATTTTATCAAATATTTACCTTTAATCTTTTCAGTTAAAGCAGTATTAAGATAAAGCAAAGAGCCAATATCCATATTAGCAAAAGTAGTAGCACTGTCAGTAGCAGCAAATGATCCAGTAGCAACTGGAAAGGGCCTACTCAAATAATCTCTGATGTCACTATCATGACCATCAGTAAAGGTCTTTTCAGACCTAGAATCAATATCTAACATTCCACGTCTCGTGGAAGTTGTAACATTGTCATCGGGATTATCCATTCCCACATCACCAAATTGTAATCTGGTTTGCGGAACGCGCTCAATGTTACTAGTAGGTGATTCAACCAATACAGGAGTATCAGGCGAAACATTCATCTGTACATTATATACATTCTCATAATTTAAAACCTCACGCCTATGAGGAAAAGTTGAGTCTGAGATAACTCTTCTTATATAACAATTTATTAAATAGGGATCATTGCGCACTGTTTGGACGCTTTGATTTCCATAACGTAAATTTTTAGTTGTCATTTTGGTTAAAATGTGTATATTTAACGTGCTCAACCACACGACCGACTCCAATTAACCACGTAAAATTGAGGTACGGGAATGTTCCTTCCACGGTGTTGTTTAATGGTACAACCTACCATTGTCTACAATCAATAGACATGTTCAGAGTTTAGAATAAACTCTCTACAAGCACTATACAAAAATCTTTTAGGACACATTTTCATTATACCTTGGGACTTCTCTACCATCTTCTTGCTATATTTAGTAAATATAGTTTTCCCATGAAGAGATAATTCATCTAAAGATAGTTGTAAATTATCCATTGTAATAGTGTCACTCTTACCTGCACCACGTTTCGTCCAATATGGAATCTCTAGAACTACATCCAATCTAAGCGGGGCAATATATCTTAATAATACATTGTCAAAAACAAATTTTCTTTTTAAAAATTCAATTTCATCCAAATTTCTTAATTGCACACCACATTCTTCTTTTCATTCCGTAGTATACATCAACCCAAGGAGAGACATAGAATCAGAAACTTTAGATTCACTAAAAGCTTCTCTAAAGTTATC